TTCGACCGCTGATTGTCCAGGCCGTTGCCGTTGGCATGGTCAATGCCGGTGCTGATGCCGGTGATCAGAACGTGCATAAGGATCATCTTCGTTCGCCGGTCAGCGGGATTGTAGACGCCCGTTCTCGCGTACGGTCCGGCTGTCCTGCGGCCTGCTCCGCGATCCTGCTCGTGCAGGTGCCACTTGTAGCGGGACACGAGTTCGTAGTCAGCGTCATCCACGAGGGCGACGCGGCCTGCGGCCTTCTGGCCGCTTAGCGTTACGGTTCTCATAGCCGGACCTTTCTTCCGGTCAGGCCCCGGAGCACGGCGTTGGTAGCGCCGCCGGGGCCGTTCTAATTCCAGTCTAGGAGGCGCGGTGACCACCACAAGCCGTCTCCCGGCGCTGATCGACTACCTGGTCGCGCTGTTCACGAACGCGGCGACGCTGGGGCAGGCCACCCCGCCGGTGACGGTGTACGACGGGCCGGCGACTACGGGGCTGGACGCGCAGCTGAAGCTGTTCGTCGGGCTGCACGACCCGGACAGCGGCGTTGCGGAGGAGGCCGGGGGGTTCACCCAGGAGTGGGCGGCTCTCGGGCGGCTGGGCCGGAACGAGGAGATCACGATCCACTGCTGCGCGGAGGCGTGGGCGGGCACCGATGACCTGAAGACGGTCCGGGTGGCGGTCACGGGGATCGTCGCGGCCGTGGAGACGCTGATGCAGGCCGACACTACCCAGTTCGGCGGTAACGCCCTGTTCCCGGATCCGGGGATCACGGCGGGCGTGCTGATGCAGAACAACACGCAGCAGGGCGCGGTAGCCCGCGAGGCGTTCGACCTCATATTCAAATGCAGGATCGGCGGCTAGGCGGCGTGTAGACCTCTTCCGCCTTGGCGCACTTCCGGTGGAACACGTAGTCAGCGCTGCACCACTCGGCTAGCCCGACGGACTCGTGGCAGCGGTTGCAGAACGCTTCTATCAGCAGCATTCATTCACGATAACGGAGCAGCGATGTCCCAGGTCAAGAACATCAGCGGGGGTCCGCTGGACGTGCCGCTGCTCGGCCGGGTGGTCGAGGCGGACGAGGTCACCGCCGTCCCCGACTTCCAGCCCGACGGCGAGTCCCCGATCGTGTGGCCGCCGGACAAGTGGGAACCCGTCGCCGATAAGGCAGCGGGCAAGAGCGGGAAGGAGTAGCCGGTGCCCACCTACGCATCCGGGCTGTCCGGGCAGGTCGGGACGATCACCGCGCCGTCCTACGGCGACAGCGCGACCGCCGTAACTCATTTCTACGAGTTCCTGTCCGAGAATTTCGTGTTCAACCCGTCGTGGCTCGACGGGATGGGCCTGAAGGCCGGGCAGGCGTATAACCGGTCCGCGCGTACGGTGCAGTCCCGGTTCGACGTCAACGGCGATATCACGATCGAGCACATGATCGGGTCGGCCGCGAACACGGTCGCCGACTCGATGGGGTTCTGGTGGAAGCACGCTCTCGGCTCGTCGGTGACGACCCCGACGGTGGTCCTGGGGACGGCGTTCAAGCAGAACCACACCAACGGGTCGAAGGCCGGGCTGTACGCGACGCTGCAGGTGGGCCGCCCGCAGATCTCCGGGCCCACGGTGCAGCCGTTCACCTACACGGGCGTCAAGGTCACGCAGTGGGAGTTCGACTGCAAGGACAACACGATCGCGACGCTGAAGTGCACGTGCGACGGGCAGACCGAGCTCACCTCGGTGGGCCTGGCCGCCGCGTCGTACCCGACGCCGAACGGCCTGTTCACGTTCTCCGACGCGTCCGTGATGACGATCGGCGGTACCGCGTCGACGTCCGGCGGGGAGACCACGGTCGCGGGCGGGTCGTCGCTCGGCTCCCGGGTCAACGGCATCACGATCACGGGTAACACCCCGATGAAGGTCGACCGGTACGGCCTGGGCAACGCCGGCCTCAAGGCGGAGCCGATTGAGAACGCCATCCCGACGATCACCGGCACCCTGAGCACCGAGTTTTTCTCCCGCACCGAGCTTTACGACGTGTTCAAGGCCAACACGACGACGACGCTGCAGGTCGACTTCACGAAGTTCGACGCCTCCGGGAACGACGCCAACGGCGTGGCCAGCGGCCCGAACCCCTACCGGCTCTCTTTCATCCTGCCCGCGGTGAAGTTCAAGACGGCCGAGGCGAAGATCGGTGGGCCGGATGTAATTCCGCAGCAGATCGGGTTCCAGGCGTACGACGACGGGTCCGGCACCAACCCGGTGATCCAGGTAAAGCTCGTATCCAAAGAGTCAAGCGCTATCTAGATGGCGCTGCCGTCCGGGCTCGCCGCGTCGGCGGGGATCGCGACTGAGGCGACGTCGGGTACCGCGCAGACACCGGTCCGTTTCCTGGAGTTCCTCTCCGAGTCGATGAAGATGGACAAGGCCACCGCCACGGGCACGGGCCTGCGCGCGGGGGGCCTGTACCAGCGGACGTCGCGGCGGGTGGTGACGTCCTGGGGCGGTTCGGGCGGCATCGAGTTCGAGGTGCCGTTCAGCGGGGCGGGCCTGTGGCTGCAGCATTGCATCGGGTCGTTCGGCACGTTCTCCTCAGTGGTGCAGCAGGGCGGCACGGCGGCCTGGCTGCAGACCCACACCCCGGGCCCGCTGACGGGCAAGACGTTCACGATGCAGGTCGGGAAACCCGACGCGGGCGGCACCGTCCGCAACTTCTGCTACGTCGGCTGCAAAGTCGCCGACTGGACGCTGACGGCGGAGCTAGGCCAGTTCGTAAAACTGGCGCTGACTATTGACGCGTGGCAGGAGCTGACCGCGGACAACCCGCAGGGCACGTCCGCGGCCCCGGCGCTGACCGCCCCGTCGTACGCGAACAGCCAGGCGTTCCACTTCGCGCAGGGCACCCTGTACAACTCGGGTGTCCTGTCGAACGCCGGGTCGGGGCCCGTGGTCACGTCGCTGGGATCCCCGGTGGCGGCCGCGCAGGTGCTGAAAGCGGCGGTCAAGTGCACGAACCCGCTGGACACAAGCCGGTATTTCGCGGCGGGGGTGAGCGGTTCCGGGGTCGCCGGGATCAAGGGCGACCAGCTCGAGACGGGCACCCGGCAGCTGGAGGGCAGCCTCGACGTGGAGTTCCTGTCGCTGGCCGCCTATTACGACACGTTCGCCGCTGACACTGTCAGCACCCTGCAGCTCGTGTTCACCGGGCCCATCATCGCGTCGTCGTTCGCGTACACCCTCGCCGTGCTGATCCCGAACATCAAGTTCGACGCCGGGTCGCCGGCGGTGACCGGCCCCGACGTGGTGTCCCTGTCGCTGCCGTGGCACGGCCTGGATGACGAGGCGCATAACCCGGTGCAGTTCCAGTACATGTCGACGGATACGGCGGTGTGAGGTGCCGGACAGGCTGATGGAGGCCGCGAAGGTGATCGCGGAGCAGGCGAAGGCCAACGCGGCGGGCTGGTCGGCGCGGATCCCGGGGTCGATCCGGGTGTCGGGGAGTTACCCGGAGATATTCATCCGGTCGTCCGCGCCGCCTGCCTACCCGAATGAGGTCGCCGGGGTGCGGCATCCGGTGTTCGGCGGCCGGGGCACCCGTCGGCCGGACGCGCCGTGGGTGCTCAACGAGCACCGGCCGTTCCTCGCGCCGGCCGCTGACCAGCGGGGCGACGCCGCGGCGGAGAAGTTCGCCGACATCATCGACGACTGGGCCATCAAGGCTGGGTTCCGCTAGCAGGGAGCAGGATGAAGATCGACTTTGACGGGCGGCTGTGGGATTTCGACCTGACGGAGATGGACGTCGCCCAGTGCGAGGGCGTCGAGAAGTACGTGGGGAAGGGCCTGGGCGAGTGGTCGAACCAGCTGGGCGCCGGGTCGGTCAAGAGCATCGTGGCGCTGTGGTGGGTGATGCGCCGCCAGTCCGGCGAGGACGCCGGGCCGGTGCCGCAGCCGCCTGACGGGTTCAGGCCGGTGAAGCTGCTCGCCGCGCTGAACGCCGCCATCGAGGCGGACGAGGCCGCGGTCGAGCCGGAGCCGGAGCCGGACCCTACGAGGCCGCCGGGTGGGTCACCGGGGCCCGGCGGTACGGCGACGACGACGGGCGGCGCCGCGGCCGTCTCCCTGCCTGGATAGCCCGTGTCATCGACGGGAGTGTCAGGCAGC